TATGATATAATTTAATAAATTATATTGGTTTTAAATAGATATATTGATTTTATAATGTATTCTTTTACTACATTAAACAAAAGGAGTACTAAAAAAGAACGCAATAAAGACTTTTATATTATTGAATCGATATACCTTACATTTAAAAATGAGTTTAAAAAACTACTCATGTCGCAACTCGATAATAATGCCACGAATCTGACACAATTATATCAATATCCGACGTACGATGATTTCAAGCGTGTTTATATGGGATTTCAACTTATCAAAAAAGATAATAACCATGAGTTGAACGCGGACAAACCTACGGTTGTGGATTTTTACATATTCGATCGGTTTGGTGACATGACCCGAAACCTTGGTAAATGGCAACAAAATACAGTCGATAACTTCTTTGGTAATGGCGGGATAACAAGCAGAAATCAGGAGCGGCAGTGGATATATAATAATATTTTAAAATTTTGGTATAAATATAATAATTTTGATTATGATGCATATTTAAAAAAAATAAAATCTATCTTGAAAAAACGATTTAAAAAGTTTTGCAGTGGACAAAAGAATAATATAAAAATTTTACCAACTATATCGTTTACACCACTTTATACTACTAATGAAGACATTGATGAAGGCACTAATAAAAAGAATATTGCCTTCGTGAATATGACTAAATTAATTGATAATAAATATTCATTGGAGTTCAATGAGGCGCGTGAGACACTTGATGAGGAGAGACTAGAAATGCTTATGAGCGATTTGCAGGGGGATGGCCCAAAAAGGCGGATGATGCTGGACAGAAAGAGGAAGCTGAATAAAATCATGTGTGAAGCGCTAAAGAAAGAACATATGCTTTTGAATAAGGATCTTAATAATTTTCACTTTGACAGAAAAAATGAGACGCATATGGTACCCATCTATTTGTCAGACGTAGTAGCACATATTAATCACCCAGTATATAGCAGCAAAAATATAATTCTAACATTGGGTGACAAAGACATGCAGTTGACCAATGCACAATATGAACTTATGATTGAAATATTAAATGAAGTATATAGTGTAATTATCCTACATAATATTAATAATAAAAAACTAGTAGAAAAACTTATTATATCTGCTAATAAATTATTTAGTAGATTATATGCTTTAAAAATAGAAAATATGCGTATAATGGGATGTCAAAATTTTGGGGTAATAAAAAAATTTGGTAATAAATTATATAATTTATTACAAAAAGGAGGTAAACCCAAAGTTAAAAAACCTACTAAACCCAAAGTTAAAAAACCTACTAAACCCAAAGTTAAAAAACCTACTAAAACTACTAAACCTACTAAACCCAATAAACCTACTAAACCCGCTAAACCTACTAAACCCAAAGTTAAAAAACCTACTAAACCCAAAGTTAAAAAACCTACTAAACCTAAAGTTAAAAAAGTAACTAAACCTAAAACTAATAAATAATTATATAAAAATATATATCTTAAATATAGTTTATGATAAAAACATTTTGTAAATTATTTTATAATAAATTTTTATCAATATGCTATGATACTCAACAAAATTTACACGCTTTGAAATAAGCGAACCTTGAAGTATATGAAATAAAATTTTGTCTCATTTTAAATCTTCAAGGGTGTAAAACTTTCTTCAAATTTATCAACCGAAATATTTATATCAGCATACCAATAAAAGCAACTTTTATAAAACTGCTTTTTAGTACTTTTCATACTTATTATAGTACCCATAGGATATTTATTTTTATATAAATTAAAAAAAAAATAAATCATTTAGGTACTTATAATCATTATTTATATCTTTATACATAATATTATTATATAGACAACAATATTTCTTGTAAATATAAATTAAATTTATCAATAAAATTATATCTATCATTTTTAGTCATCTTTATTATATATTTTTTAACCCAATATAACCCACCTTCATATCGTATCATTATATTATTATTATTCATAACAAAATCTTTCATATTTATCATTTTAAGATTTTTATGTTTATTATCTCCTACTTCAAAATATAATACTATTTGCCATAATATTTTCCAATATGTATTATCATCGCCTTTTAATAAAGAATATAATTCTTTAATATAATTAATAGTAAATTTATAACTAACTATATCATCTAACAAATTTTTAGGTTGGGATAAATATATTTTTTCATAAATTTTATCTAATATACAATCTGGTAATTTATCCCAAATTATAATAGACATATAATTTACTACTTTATAAATAATTAATATCAATTTTTTTTTAATTAATCAATTTTTAATCTTATACTTAATGTATATTTAAAAGATATGTTTGTTAAATTAGTATGGATAATCAAAAAGCAATTCTTAAAACTGAATTGATAAAGAAAATTGAAGATACAGAATTAGATAGTATTGTAATGAATGTTATGTTACCTAACCAATATTATATTGATAATGCAATTAGAGTAATTAGTATAAAAGATTAAATGACCGTATTTCCGAATCTGTTATAATAAGTAAAGATAAACATAAGATGCACGAGTTTGATGTATTACCAAATTTACATAAATATATTAATGAAGAATTGTTAATAACATTTGATAGAATTGGTTAATTGTGACATATTAATCGCAAGTAAATCTAGTTTGACAGCATGTGCAAATTATTTTAAAAAAGGCATGACAATCTACCATAAATTTTATATTATATTTAATTAAATAAAAAATGATAATTTATAACATTTTTTTTAATTTATTATAACAATGTTTAATAATAATCATTCTTCATTTTATTGCTCTATCACACATGAAATTATGACAAATCCTTATATTGATAATGAAGGTAATTCATATGAATACGATGCAATTTGCACATGGTTAGAAAGAAATGACACTTCACCAATTACTAGAAATAAATTATATAAAACGCATTTAAAACCAAATAGGGCATTATTAGATGTTATAAATTCTTCAAATTTAATTATAAATAATAATAATCATGTTAATATTGAAAATAAATTCAAATCTGAAGATATTACTATAAATTTAAATTTATCAAAATATTGCGATTCTTTTAAAACATATTTTAAATTAGATATAATTCCTATTAAAGGTAGCAATACTGCTCCAATTGATATTGTTACAGTTATTGATGTTTCTGGATCAATGTCTAGTCCAGCATATATTACACAAAATGGTGAAAATATTGATGTTGGATTTACTATTTTAGATATTACAAAACATTCTTTAAAAATGATTTTAGAATCTTTAAAACCTGTTGATAGAATTTCAATTATTACATTTTCAAATGATGCTAAAATTTTATGTAATTTAACTAATGTAACAACTGCGAATAAATCATATTTAATAAATATTATTAATAATTTAAAAACAGAAGGTGCCACAAATATTTGGGCTGGTATTAATGAAGGATTGAAACAATTTCAACAATTCAACGATACTCTTAATAATAGAATTTGTTCACTTATGTTTTTAACAGATGGAATTCCAAGTAATTATTTATTACCAAATAGAGGAATTATTGATACATTAAAAAGAAAAATTAATAACTTTAAAGAAAATAATATTATTATTCCAAATATTTATACATATGGGTTTGGTTATTCACTTGATACCGAATTACTTGTAGAAATTGCCAAAATAGGCAATGGTAATTTTTCATTTATTCCAGATTCTGGTTTTGTTGGAACTGTTTTAATAAATTCTCTTGCATATATTAAAACAACTATTAATAATAATGTTTATTTAAATTTAGAAAATACTTGTAATATTTTTCTAGAAAATGCAGAATCATATTATTTCACTTTAAATAATAATAAAAAAATTTCTATTAAATCTATTCATTATGGACATGATTTATCGTATAATTTTGTAATTGATAATGATAAATTAAAGTTATGTGATAATATTTTATCATTTGGTATTATATATACTACATTAAATAATGAAAATAGACAACTTGTTAAAGGATTTGATCATACTAAATGTAATATAATTTCAAAAACACTTTTAGATTATGAAATTATGAAAGATGAATTAATAAAGTTATTATATTGTAATGATTACTGTTTATTACTTAAAAATATTGAGAATTATGAAGAAAAATATAAATTAATTAATAATAATATTATTATCGATTTCAAAGAACAAATTATTCAAGCTATTAATTATATAAATTATAAACGATGGGGTAAAAATTATATCAATTCATTTAGAGAAGCACATCGTGATAAAAGATGTAATAATTTTAAAGATCTTAGTATTCAACATTATGGTGATAAATTATTTAAAAATATTATAGAAGAATTAAATGATATATATGATAATTTACCAGCACCAATTCCATCAAATAATACATATACTGATATTGGTAATAGTACAACAAGAGCATCTCGCAATAATTTACCAATTAATTTTTCACAATCATTTAATTCTCATAATAATGGATGTTTTCACGAGAATACTAATATTATAATGCATGATTATACAATTAAAAAAATTAAAAATATTAAAAAAGGTGATAAATTATTAGATAAGGATAATAAAATAAGTATTGTAATTTGTTTAGTTAAAATGAAATGTGAAAACAATAAATGTTATTTTTCAAGTATTAAAGGTATTAAAGATAATCTATTAATTACACCATATCATCCAATTATTGATGTAAAATATCCATCTACTATTGGCAAATCTCATTATAATTGGGTATTTCCATATACAATGTTGTCAATTTGCGATTTTGTAGAATGCGAATATATATATAATTTGGTTTTACAAAATAATCATAATATTATTGCTGAAAATACAGTATGTGTTACCCTTGGGCATAATTTTAATTCTAATTTCGTTATTTCTCATTCTTATTTTGGCTCGAATAAAGTAATTGATGATTTATCAAAAATGCAAGGTTATCAAGATGGTTTAGTATATTTGGAAGGGGATTATGTAGAGAGAGAGGGAAAAACAGGTCGTATAATTAAATATAACCAATAAATAATAATTAATTTATTAACATTTTCTTATTTTTTTTATAATTATTCTTTATAGATATAGATAATAATGAGTGTAAAGGAAGCTTATACATATAATATGGATACGAATATTGCATCTGATACTTGTTGGAAAAACGCTAGAGAAAATAACAATAACGAAATATATGATTATTCTATTTATAATGAATATAGTGTTTATAGTTCTAAAGATACTATATGTTCGTTACCAGAAATTTCATTAGAGCATGCTAATTTAAGAGGTAGATGTGGTTTCGGATTAAGTGATAATAAATTAATTGATAATTATTCTAGTTTAAGAAATGATCCAAACTCATTAACACATGATAAATGTTCCGTACAATTATATGAAAGAGTATTTCAAGCACCTCCGTTATTAAAAGGTGCAGAAGGAGATTTAGAAAAAGAATTAGATTTATTAAGTGGAAACGATACAAATCTGAATAAATGCAAAAAAAATATAATGGAAAACGAACAAAGAATTGGATATCCATTGATTGAATGTTTAAAAGATATTCAACATCCAGATAATATAGTACCTAATTGGACAAATGGCGGTGATGATACAAGATCTCATAAAAATAGAGCTGAATTTAATAAAATATTTAATAATGATTGCAATAATTAATTTTTTTATTTTATTACATTAGAGATATGAGTTTTAATAGAACAAAATATGACACATGCAATTATACACAAGAATTGCAGGAAAATGTTACAACTTTAAGTTATGTATTATCACCAATTAGATATGAAAATACCAATAAATGCAGACATCAATTGGGATTTTTAGGAGGTACTAATGTTTCACACATAAAAGGGAATTTTGTTGATTTAGAAAGTGAATTAAGAGGTCAAACTAGACTAATATCTAAATGTGGTACCAATTATTATATACCAACCGATGATAATATTGTCAAAAATGATAAAACAGAACCAATTGATACAACAATGAATCATTTAGGAGCATGTCAATCAATTATGTATAAATCTATCCCTTTGCCTCCTAAAATGGAATTTAATAAATAAATTAGTCTAATTTTTTTATATTATTTTATTAGAGACTAAATAATATGAGCATTAATGTTCAACCAACTGATACACGCTTAAATTATGACGAATGTTCCTATGAAGAAAAATTAAAAAGGACTATTGCTCCAGGTTTATACAAATTAAATGAATTTAATAATGATACTAATAATGATGATAACTATTTACCCAATGACCCATCTATTAGATTTCAAAATTATAGTCATAATTTATGCACTATGAATAGTGCAGTTGATGATTCAAGTGAATTATTAGGATTAAATTATAAAAGTTCGAAATGTAATACTGATGGTTATTTGCCAAATTCATATATTAAAACCAGCGGTTGTGATATTAATAAAAATTCTGATAGAAGTTTCTTTACCCCACAAGAATCTACTAGATTATCTAATCCTACTGTAACATTAAAAGAAACTACCGTTAATCGTTGGCAATGGTTACATAATAATCCCCAAGATTTTGCATTAGAATGTTATGATAGAATTCCTACAAATTATAGAATGGTTGCTAAGGACAATCACATACCATTAATTGAAATTCCACAAGATGATTCTGAAATTCATCCTGATAAAGAAAATAACAAAAAAAATCCATCTGATAATATCAATAATTGGGCTAAAGGTTTAGCAACACATAGATACGCTCCTGGTAATCCAGATGGCGTAATGAATTATCAAGTATTATGTGATAAAAAATGAATTAAAGTTATCATTTAACGCTTTTATTTTTACATATATATTATAATCTAGTTTATTACAATCTATATCAGAAATAATTTTATAAATTTTACATTATTAAAAATTTTTGTTCAGTGTATTTGGACAATATTTTATTCATGTTCTATATTTATAAAAAGTACATGTTTTTAATTTATTTTAAAATTAAAAACATAATTAATTTTTTATAAATTTTCACTGATATGTACTTTTTTATTTATTATAACTTTTTATGTCTTATATATATAATCAAATAGTAATAAATACTCATATATAATATTTACCATCTGTTTAAAATAATATAAATATTATATATATTATATTAGTAAATCATGAACACACTATTTATTTTATTATTATTATTTGTTTCAACAATTGATACATTTATAATTTATGCTACAAACAATTTTAAACAATCAAGAATAATAGAACAAAAACATTACAATAATATTTATCAAACAAAATATCATAAATGGAAATTTTATAATAATAATTTATTAGTTCAAAGAACATATTCTAAGTTACATTCATATAGTTATAAAAAAAATATTATGAATAGTTCAAATACTATTCATAATAATACTACAATTTTTATCATTGATAATCATGCTAAATTATATGTAAATAAATATGTTTGCAATAATATAGATATTTGTATTTATAATCCGTATAATCAAGAACATATGTTTAATATAAATATTATATATGATAAAACGAATAAATTAGATAATATTATATATAAAACCAATACTAATAAAAATAATATTTGCTATTGTGATGATAATTATAGAATTAAATTAATAAAAGAAACAAATAAAAAAATTAATGAAAATAATTTTTTATTTGGTTATAATTTAAAATTAAAATACCCGCTACAAATAATTAAAAATCAAAATACTGATTATATATATAAAAAAAAATATCCATATTTATATGAAAAAAAAAAATACGATGATTTTAATTATCATTTAATCAAAATGCCACATGACATTGAATTAAACATACCAAAATATAATAATAATAAACATTTTAATATTCATTGGTCTTTTAAAGACACTTTAAAAAAAAACATTATTGATTTAAATTATTTTGATAACGGCACATTAAATTACATAAATTATTTTATATATTAATTAAATAGTACAATGACAAGAAGAAAGGGCGGGGAATTATCACAAAACCAAATGCAACCACAAATGCAACCACAAATGCAACCACAAATGCAACCACAAATGCAACCACAAATGCAACCACAAATGCAACCACCAGTTAAAAAAAAAACATCAGTTAAAAAAAATATATCATTTATAAATCAAGAAAATCAAGAAAATCAAGAAAATCAAGAAAATCAAGAAAATCAAGAAAATCAAGAAAATCAAGAAAATCAAGAAAATAAAAAAAATAAAAAAAATAAAAAAACTAAAAAAAATCAAGAAAATCAAGAAAATCAAGAAAATCAAGAAAATCAAGAAAATCAAGAAAATCAAGAAAATCAAGAAAATAAAAAAAATAAAAAAACTATCTCAAATACTGAAAGTTCAATAAAAAAAATTGGCGCACAAGGTTCTGTATTTTTACAGTTATATCTTAAAGATAAACAAGAATTTATGACAACACCGGGCGCTGTATTATATATGAAGGGTGATATTGAAAAAGGAGAAGTTAAATTTGATAATATAAAAAGTGGGTTATGGCGATTATTTGGAGGAGAATCATTATTTTATAGCAAATATTCTGGGATTAATAACGGTGGAATTATTGCAGTGGGAACTGATTTGCCTGGTGATATAATAGATATTTCAATAAATACTAATGAAGAATGGTATATATCTAGAGGTTCATATTTATGTAGCACAACTAATATTATAATTGAATCTGTTGTTAAAACACAAGGATTTTTTGGTTTAATTGGTTCTGGCGAAGGAGGTATATTACCAATTATTAAAACAACGGATGGTAATTCTGGTAAATTCTGGTTAGGAGCATATGGTAGTTTTGAAAAAATTGTTTTAAAAGCACAAGAAAAAATATTGGTTGATAATGGATATTTTTTAGCTGCAGAAAAAAAAATGGATTATACTATAGAAAAAATGGGGAAAACATTAACAAGTTCGTTATTTGGTGGAGAAGGTTTTGGTATGCAATTTATTGGTCCAGGAATATTATATATACAATCTAAAAATATAAGCAATTTTGCATATATTTTAAATAGTTATATGCCTAAAAGTGGTAATAATAATTCTTCATTATTTTCATTTTCAAGTAATGAAAATAATGAGTAAATATTATTTAAAAAATAATTATAATAATTAAATAATGACATCTAAAAAATATACAATTAATATTAAAGAAACCGAAAACGAAAACGAAAAAAACATAAAATTTGAAATATGTGAAATATGTAGAAAATATTTAGGTAAATATGATACGGTTGGTAATGTTATTACATGGAAAAACCTATTTACAAATAATTGTTATTGTTCAACTTACTATTAATATAAGTAATTTTACATGATTATAATAAGTATTTGCATATTTATTATATTACTACGCTGGTGGATACATTACAAATGGAATAGTTTCCCCTATTTTTGTACCAGAAATAGTATAAGGCATTACTGGAAACATTTGTGTTCCATTTTGTGTTACATGTGTTGTATGACCATATGATGTAATATTATTTGCAAGATTATTAACAACATCGTAATAATGATTATCAATTGGTTTATTAACATCAACTTCTTCATATACTGGTTTGATTAAATAAGAAGGCCATGCAGAATTTTTAACAAAAATAGGAGTCATTACAAGAGAAGGTAGTTTATAAGAACCTTTTTCAAGATTATCTAATACAGAAGATTGAGGAGAATCATTTGTTGAATTTTTTGAAGAAGAAAACATATTATATTACATATATATATAATTATATTCTTATATTATTTTTTTCTATTTTCTTTTCTTTTTGTTTTTTTAAGTTTTTCTTTTTCTTTTTGTTTTTTAAGCTTTTCTTTTTTAAGTTTTTCTTTTTCTATTTTCTTTTCTTTTTTAAGTTTTTCTTTTTCTAATTTCTTTTCTTTTTTAAGTTTTTCTTTTTCTAATTTCTTTTCTTTTTGTTTTTTAAGTTTTTCTTTTGCTTTTTCTTTTTTAATCTTAATTTTTAATTCATCAATTTGTTTATTATTTTTTTTTTTTTTATTTTTGTTTTT